GGCGACATTACCACTGGTGCTATCTACCTCATCGCCTTTGCTGAATCGTCTGCAGTTGGTAACTACGTTACCATGTGGGACGCTCACAGCCGCATTCGCTTCTTCGACTGAACAGCTTTTTTCTCTTTTTTCCCGCTGGGTTTTTTAAAGAGAGTGCACAGAAATTTTCATCTGCTTACAGGTTTCAATGGCTGATCACGGCTGGGGCGCGGCGCTGTGCCAGGCGTCTATGATGTCCTGGCGTACGAAATGGTCTCCGTTTTCGTCCACGGCCATGTCGGCGTCGGGCGGAGCTGCGCGGAGCACGATCACTTGTGCCTTGTGCCTTTTGAGGCGTGGGGCTCCGTCAGGGCCCGCGACGAACTGGCACTGGCCATCTGGGATTTCGGGAGTCTTTTCCCTGGGTGCGGCAGCAGCGGCCACGACGACAGGAGCGGGAGCCGCTGGGATTACGATAGGGACAAGCGGCGACAGCCGCTTGGTGGGCTTTGGGAGAAGACCTTCGATGCACAACGCCCGGTCGAGCCTTTTGTGAAGTTCGTCCCTTGCGTCGCAGTGGATGTAGCGCACCCCGGCAGGCTTCGGCGGCACCCGTGTAGGCACAGGAGCGTCGAGTCTGCGAGCGAGAGCTCCGATCTCCGCATCTCTCTCTCCGGCCTCGTTCTTGTACCATTTGTCGTACTCGTAGTTGGAAGTGATGAAGACGAGGGTGAAACGTGCAGGTACGAGGCCGCCCTTTACTTCGAGGCGTAGCGGATACGGGTCGAGGATTTGGAGCATCTTCTGCAGCTGCACTTGTCCTTTGAACTCCTCGAATAGAACGGCGGGCTGACCCGTGTAGCCGTCCCACCAGAGCCCGCTGTTGCCCATGTTTACGACGTAGACATCCGGGTAGAGGTCGTGCACTGAGAACGATTTTCCAATGCCCGTAGGACCAACGATCGTGATGATCTTCAGCCCGTCACGCCGTGGCGGTTGAGCGAGCGCAGCGAGCTTCAAGCAGCCGCTCGAGTACTTCAGGAACACCGCCGGGTCCACTTTCCTGATGTCTCCATCCGCCATGAGCGACACAGCCGCCTCGCGAAGATCAGTGCGTTCGCCTTGGCCCTTCGGCAGTTCTCCGAGCTCCCACGGCCCTTGCACGCGAGTGTCGGCCTTCGTGCAGTACGCCTTGTTTTCTTCTGGCTTCCCGCGTGCAACCTCGAGATGCGCAGTTCCGAAAGGGAATACAGCGACACCCTCCGGCGTGTTGAACGTTTGCAGCTTCACCTGGTTGAACCTCGTAGCGTCTTTGAAGCGGATGTAACCTTGTAGGTGCTCTGTGCCTTCTTTCCCGCGTTCGAGCTGGTACACGAGGTACGTGATGTTTCCAGGGAGCCCGTCCGGGAACAGAACGCGGTGTGACGGATTGTTCCAAGTGAAGCACCACGCCTTTGCTCTGCTCTGCGGTGGACCTGCCCGTCCTGCTTCGGGTGCTGCCGCTGCTGCTGCTGCCGCTTCGTCTGCCATGCTGTCACTCCTCGCTGTTCGGTTAAAAAAAATGAAAAGTGCACCTTGTCGCACCTATATGTACCTTTTTCAGACGTTATGAGTCACAGCTTCCTCTTTCTGAAAATATCTTCTAAATATCTGAGGAGTGCTAAAAATGGCAATTACCTATTGTGGCGCGCGGGGGTGGCGCGCCACACTAAGCACTTACTACTTTAAGCAATTACTTAGATAGGAAGGGCGACGCCCTTCCTCACACCTGTACTGATCACTAGTAAAATGCTCGTGGAATCTTTTAAGATTTCCCCACCAGAAGTCCCGGGCAACAGTATTACCCGGGACTTCGTTCCACTTCGTTCCACTACGTTACAATTGCATCTATTAATAGAACCGGTAGGATTCAGCGAATCCGTTGTGTTCTAACGAATTACAATAACATAAAAGGTGACGGGGACTACACGTCACCATTTTAAAACAAAAAAAAATACATGCAACGCCGCGCTCAAGTCGTTGGGCTGTATAAGCCCGGGCCCACAATGGCCCAAATCATCACACGTGATGCAGCTCGTGGCCGTGAGGCTGCGAAGATGCAGAGGGCCGCGTCCTACGCGTCCGCCCGCCTTGTTTCTGTTCCTCGTGGAGTTCCGATGTACGCTGTCGGTCATGGCCAAATGGGCAGAGGAGAAGTAAAGTTTTTCGACGCAGACGTTCTTGATCCGTCCGGAGCTGACCCTTACGGGCTTCCGACAGTCGGCAACGTCACGTCTCATGAGCCTGCTACCGCCTTCTACGGCATGACCGAGCTCAACTGTGTTCAGCAGGGAGCGACATCGTACAACAGGATTGGCGCAAAAATCCTGATCAAGAGCATCAACTTCCGCGCGACTCTGCGCATGTCGGGGACCACGCCAACTGCCAACGCTGTGCGTGTGATGCTCGTTTACGATCATCAGCCAAACGGCGCCTTCCCGCTCGTTGGGTCTGTCATCAGTGACAACGTTTCTACTGCCCCTGGGTTCCACTCTGGCCTCAACATGGCTAACAAGTCTCGTTTCACCATTCTGCGCAACCAAACGTTCGCGTTCACAGCAACCTCGACCACCGTGCAACTCATCGACTGGTTTGTCAAAACCAGGCTGGAAAGCCAGTTCCAGAGCACTGACCACGACATTGGCGACATTACCACTGGTGCTATCTACCTCATCGCCTTTGCTGAATCGTCTGCAGTTGGTAACTACGTTACCATGTGGGACGCTCACAGCCGCATTCGCTTCTTCGACTGAACAGCTTTTTCTCTTTTTTCCCGCTGGGTTTTTTAAAGAGAGTGCACAGAAATTTTCATCTGCTTACAGGTTTCAATGGCTGATCACGGCTGGGGCGCGGCGCTGCGGTAGGCGTCCAGGATGTCCTGGCGTACGAAATGGTCTCCATTTTCGTCCACGGCCATGTCGGCGTCGGGCGGAGCTGTGTGGAGCACGATCACTTGTGCCTTGTGCCTTTTGAGGCGTGGGGCTCCGTCAGGCCCCGCGACGAACTGGCACTGGCCATCCGGGATTTCGGGGGTCTTTGGTTTGGGTGCGGCAGCAGCAGCCACGACGACGGGAGCAGGAGCTGCTGGAAGTACGATAGGAACAAGTGGCGACAGCCGCTTGCGAGGTTTGGGGAGAAGACCTTCGATGCACATCGCCCTGTCCAGACGTTTGTGTAGTTCTTCCCTAGCGTCGCACTCGATGTAGCGCACCCCGGCAGCTTTCGGAGGCTTGGCTTTGGGCACGGGAGCGTCTAGCCTGCGAGCGAGTGCCGCCATCTCCGGGTCGCGTTCGCCTGCCTCGTTCTTGTACCACTTGTCGTATGAGTAGTTGGAAGTGATGAAGACGATCGAGAAGCGCGCAGGAACGAGGCCGCCTTTGATCTCGAGGCGCAGCGGGTACGGGTCCAGGATCTGGAGCATCTTTTGTAGCTGCACTTGGCCTTTGAACTCTTCGAAGAGCACCGCAGGTTGTCCGGTGTAACCGTCCCACCAGAGACCGCTGTTGCCCATGTTTACGACGTAGACGTCCGGGTAGAGGTCGTGCACCGAGTACGATTTGCCAATGCCGGAGTTACCGATAATGGTGATGATCTTGAGACCGTCGCGCCTCGGAGGCGGTGCCATGGCCGCGAGTTTGAGGCAGCCACTAGCGTACTTGATGAACACGGCGGGATCGATGTTGCGGATGTCCCCGTCGGCCATGAGCGAGGCTGCAGCGATGCGAAGGTCCTGACGATCGCCTTGTCCTTTGGGTAGGCTGCCGAGCTCCCAAGGCCCCGCGACCCGCGTCTCTGGCTTCGTGCAGTACGCCTTGTTGTGCTCTGGCTTGCCCTTTGCAACTTCCAGGTGCGCAGCCCTGAACGGGAACACGGAAGCTCCGTCTGGCGTTTTGAACTCCATCTCCTTGAGCGGATTGAAGCGGATTTTTTCCTTGAAGTAGATGTAGCCTTGCAGATGCTCCGTGCCCTCTGCACCGCGCTCGAGCTGGTACACGAGATACTGAACTTTGTCCGGAAGACCATCGGGAAACAGGTTGCGGTGCGTCGGGTTGTTCCACGTGAAGCACCACGCTTTCGCCTCGCTGCGAGGCCCCGCCACTGCCGCCGCCCGAGCCTCTGCTGCCGGTGCTGCTGCTGGTGCTACTTCTGCCATGCTGTCACCCTTCGCTGTTCGGTTAAAAAAAATGAAAAGTGCACCTTGTCGCACTTAAATGCACCTTTTTCAGACGTTATGAGTCATAACTTCTTCTTTCTGGAAATATCTTCTAAATATCTGGGTGCTAAAAATGGCAATTACCTATTGTGGCGCGCGGGAGGGCGCGCCACACTAAGCACTTACTACTTTAAGCAATTACTCGGATAGGAAGGGCGACGCCCTTCCTCACACCCGTACTGATCACTAGTAAAATGCCTGAGAAATCTTTTAAGATTTCCCCACTCGATGTGCTGGTTACAGTATTACCCAGCACATCGTCGCAACTTTGTCGCAAATTACAATTGCACAGATTCATTAGAATCGGTAGGATTCGACGAATCCGTTGTGTTCTAACGAATTTCAATGACATAAAAGGCGACGGGTTCACACGTCACCATTTTAAAACAAAAAAAAATACATGCAACGCCGCGCTCAAGTCGTTGGGCTGTATAAGCCCGGGCCCACAATGGCCCAAATCATCACACGTGATGCAGCTCGTGGCCGTGA